ACGCCTGCAACCGGCTCTCCGCCGCCGTGAGCCGGGAGTTGACCGAGTCCCGCCTCCTGGCGTCAGCGAGCAGCCTCGACTGGTCCCCGCTGATCACCCGCAACGCCGACGCGGACAGGTGCGCCGCGATAGCCGCCGACCGCAGCGAATCCGCCGCGGACCGGACCTGCGAATAGGAGTCGCCGAGAGCAGCCGCGACCTGCAGCAGCGTCGAGGCGGAGGTGTCGACCCGGTTCGCCTGTGACGCGGTCGGGTGCGTGGGCTTCTTGGTGCCCGACGCGTAAGCCGGCACCTGCATCCCCATCGCGGCGGCCATCTGCATCGACTGGCCGTGCGGGTACACGTCGACCTGGGAGCCCTGCTTGTGGACCAGTTCCGACGCCGGGCCCGGGTCACCCACCCACGCCCAACCATCCGGCAACCCGCCCGAGCCGGTACCGGAGGCGTTGAACCCGACCCCGTTGACCTTCCCACCGGCCTGCATCACGTCGAACACGGCCTGCGCGTGGATGCTGATGTTCTTGCTGTGCAGGCCGTTCACCAGGTCGGTCAGCTTCTTTGCGTCGGCAAGCGCCTGCGCCGCATCCAGCTCGATCTTTGTCGGGGGCACCTTCGTGGGGATCTTCAACACGGTGTTGATGTAGTCGGTGACGGCCTTGCGGTCGACGCCGTGCGCGACCGCATTGTTGATGATCTGCTGACGCAGCTTGATCAGGTCCTGGCGGCCGGCCTCGGTCGAGCCCTTCATCTTCCCGTAGGCCTCGGCGGTTTGCTCGGCAGACGTGACCTGGCCGAGCAGCTGCCCACGCAGCGCGACCGACGCGGCCGACATGTTGCGGATCGACGTCGTGGTGAACGTGATCTTCTTGCCCTGCGCGGTCACGTGGTCGCCCATGTTCGACAGCGCGGAGTCGAACGAGTTCTGCGCTTGCGCGTAGCCGAGGTTCTTACCGGCAAGCGTGTCCAGGGTCTGCGCGAGCAGCGACGCGGCGTCGTTCTCCAGCTGGAACTGGAGCGTCTGCGCCTTCGTCGATGCAGTGTTCTGGTCCACGGCCTGCTTCGCGGCGAGGTAGGCGGTGACGCCGGCGCTGCCGGTCAGCCCGTACAGGGCTGCCGCGGCGATTGCCTGCGAGTTCTGAGCCTGCGTGCTCTCCGCAATGGCTTCACGTTGAACCTTTGCGGCGTCCGCACTTTTCGCGAACGCCTTGGCCTGCTCGTTGAGCCCGTCCCGTAGCTTGCCGGCGGTCTCGTACATGTCCCGCTGCGTCGCGCTCGCGTCCTTGCCGGGGCGTAGCCCCTTGGTGGCCGCATCGGTAGCTGCGTTGACGGCCGAGGTGACCTCTTGTTGCGCTGCGGCGTTGCCGAGAGTCGCGTCGACCAGTTCGGTCGTGGTGAGCCCGAGCGCGCGGCCCTTGTCAATCAGCCCCTGATCGGCGAGTGTGGCGGCGATCTTCTGCCGGATCGAAGCCGTAACCTCGCCGCTGGAGGCGATCAACGCCTGCGTGTACTCCTGCGTGGCCTGTGTCGCAGCCTGAGTGCTGTGGGCGCTGCCAAGCATCACGGTGGCCAGCAACCCGATCCCGACGACGACGGCGCCGACGGGTCCCAGCATCGCCGCCCAGCCAGTGGCGGCGGCTGAGCCGGCAGCTTCGGACGCCTCAGCGGCGGCGGCGGCGGACGCCGCGATCTCCGCCGAAGCCGTAGCGGCTGCGACGGCTTCGGACTGCATGGCAGCCGCGAACTCGGCGGCGGCAACCGAAGCCGCGACTGAACCCTCCGCGAGGACAGACCCGGTGCCCGCAGTCGCCGCGGCGATCTCGGCGGCGGCTGCCGCTGCCGCCTCGGCCTCGGATGCCTTCGACGCGGCGACGACGGACGCCTCCTCCGCCGCTGCGGCCTGGGTGGCGAGCGAGGACGCCTGGGCTGCGGCAGCGCTGCTCGCGAACGGGGCAGTCATCGCGGTAACAGCCTTCGAGACAGCGTTGACGATCACCGTGATGCCCTGATAGGCCTTCATCGCCACATACAGCGACACGGCCAGCGGGATCGCCGCCGACAACACATCGATCGGGATCTTGTTCAACGCGCCCACGAACGCGTTGATGTCGTTCAGCAGCACACCACCGAACGGCGCCGCACCCTCAGCGAGGTGCCCAATCAGGACGACGACCTGACCTAGGAACCGCATCACGTCCGGCAGTTCGGCCTGCACGTAGGCGACGAACGACTGCACGCCTGTGGAGTTGGTCGCCCAATGTTCGAGCTGCTGCGCGCCGTCGGAGACCAGCTGTCCGAAGGTGACGAACAGGGGGTTCAGTGCGGTGAGGATCTGCAGCAGCGCCGGCCCGGCGCCGGCCACGATCTGCCCGAGCTGCCCGGACATGACCTGCACGTCAGTGTTGACCTCAGCGAACAGCCCCTTGGACTGTGCGAGGCCCTGATCGACGCCCCGCATCAGGCCGCCCGCGGCGATCGTCTGCAGGCTCGTCAGCTCACCTTTGAGCGAGTTGATGTCCGCGCCGTACTGCGTGCCTTCAAGCTGGCCGGATTTGAACTGGTCGCTGATGCCCTTGATGCCGAGGACCACGGTCGCAGCGACCGGGACGAGGCCGAGCAGCGCGCCGCCCGCAACCCCCGCGATCGGGACAGCCGCCGGGGCGGTCGCCAGCAGCGCCGGAATGAGCCCGACCTTGAAACTCGCCGCCGTCTTGTCCGCGGACGCGGCGAGACTGCCCGTGTCAGTAGCCGCGCGGCGCACCGACGTGTCGTTCACGTCATGCGCCGCCGCGAGCGCGATCGTTGCGGCAGCCGCAGCCCGATGCGCCTTCTGCAGCCGCTCCTCAGCCGCCGCCAACTGCCCCGCCGACGCGTTACCCCGGCGTTGCAGGTCCGTCAGCTTCGCCTGCGCGACGCTCTCCGCGCCCTGCGCGTCCTGCAGCCGCTTCGTCGCCGCAGCCACCGCAGCGAGTTGCGCGATCGCGGACGGGCCGTTCGTCGTGACCCGGATGTTCGGGGAGTGGCGGGCGAGCTCGTCAGCCTTGCGGCCGGCCGCGGTCAGTTCCGCGTCCCAGTCGGACCGGTCCAGCTTCAAATATCCGATTATGCTTCCGACGCTGGCCTCTCGGGACATTTGAACACCTCCCGGAATGGACTAGGCGCAGACATGATCGGACTTTCGCAAATTGCAAAGAGCGTGCGAGGGGCGGACATTCTCGGCCGAATGCGCGCCACCCTTGGCGAGCGGCACAACGTGATCGAAATGCAGATCCGTCAGGCCGTCTATTTCCCGGCCGCAGATGTGACACCGCATCCCGTCGCGGACGAGAATCGCCGAATAGTTGACGGGGCCGTCCGTAGTTGCGCCGAGCAGGAGCGCACGCCGTCGCCGCGCCTTCTCGCGGTTCGCTACTGTGCCGCGTTCTGATGCTCGATAAGCGGCCTGTGACTTGCGCACGCGGTCCGGATTGGCCTGACGGAATCTCTCGGCCGCCGAGAGATACCGCTCCGGATCGGCGCGCCGATATTCGGCTGCTTGTGCATTCAGCCGCGCTCTATTCTGCCGGCGCCACGCCGCTTTACGCTGCTGGATTCGCAGCGCATTTGCGATCGCCCACTCGCTCTGGTAACAACCGCGGCACTGTCCGCTCCGCTTGCCAGGCTTTCCGTTGCACCCCGGGGTGGCACATTCTGTACCTGTATATGTAAGCGGCTCACTAGTTGCGCGCCGCCACTTCTGGTAGTGATACGCACACATTCCGCGAGCCTTGATGCGCGAGGTGTCACATCCGCCAGCCGAGCAGCAATCACTCATCCGCCGGCGTATCTCCCTCATCCTTGGACGTGAAGTGCCGGGCCAGCCGCGTGTCCGCGAACATCAGGCCCTGCAGGTAGTCCAGGAAGTCCCACCACGACAGGGCCGTCGCCGGCAGGTTGTGCAGGTGGATGCCGTACTCCGACGCGAAATCGGCTTTGATCAGGACCGTCTGTGCTAGGACTTCGCGGGTGTCGAGCGGGGTGCCCTCGGCTTCCGGGGTCGAGAGGTCGTACCACTCGTACTCGCCCGTCGCCTCGTCGATGATCCGGCCGCGGCCGTACTGCGCGAGGTGGTCGAATCGGCGTCCTGCTGGCTGCGGTTGGCCGCCATCGCGGCGGCCACTGCTTCCGGGTCGACACTGGACTCCCACACGGCCTCAGCGATAGCGAGGGCCTCCTCGGCGGTGGTGCCGCGCGCCAGCGCCTGGAAGTGCGCGAGCGAGGCGAGGCCGGCCCGGAACATGACGTGCGAGGCCACGCCGTCGGCCACCATCTGCTCCCACACGGCCTCTGACATCGCCAGCCGGAACAGGTCCTCCGACTTGAACCGCAGCTTCGCCAGCTTCGCGGGCTCGAGGTCGAAATACCCGACGAGTTTCAGCCCGCAGTCCCACCCGACGGGGGGGATCGTGTATTCCTTGTCGCCGACCGGGAAGGTCAGCGGCTTGTCGTCGATGCGCTTCACGGCGTCAGCCCGCCGTCGAACGCCGCACGAACGAAGCAGTCCTTCGCCTCCAGCAGCTTGCGGAGCCCAGCGGTGAGTTCAGGGCTGTCGGTGGGGACGACATCCATGACCTGCTCACTGAGCGCCTGACACCAGCTGGCGATGGGTCGGATCTCCTCGGGCAACCGCGGGTTGACGCAAAGCCAGCGAAGCAGCGACTCGACGCTGGGATGACGTTCAGACATGGCTGTGCTCCTGCCTTGGCTGGGGTGGCTGGGGAGCGGGCGCGGTCCAGCCAGGCCGCGCCCGCTCGTCCTGAGCTACGCGCCGCGGGTATAGCTCAGCGCGGTGGAGGCGCCGGTCGCGTTCGTCACGATCACCGGAGCCGAACCCGCCGAACCGGCCGGCATGACAGCGACGATCAGGGTGTCCGACAGGACGATCCAGCTCGTCGCGTTGACGCCACCGAACTTCACGCCTGTGGTCGCCACGGTGCCGGTGAAGTGCTGGCCGCTGATCTGCACCTGGCCACCCACCGCCACGCCGGACGGGGTCGCCGACACCAGCACCGGGGCGAGCGCCACCGCATACGGGTTCGTGATGCTGGTGGCCGCGCCGTCACCGTCGAACGTCGCGGTGATCTCCGACAGGTCCGGCTCACCGGTCTTCGACCGGACGATCGTCACGACCGCGCGACCCGTCTTCGCGTAGCTGCCGCCGTCCGTCTCGTACCAGCGGACATACAGCTCGCCCGCGTCACCGAACTGGCCCTCACACGCCTCGATCATCTGCTGCACCACGTTCGGCACGCCACCGTTGGACAGCCGGTTGTACTTGATGACCAGCGACCAGTCGATGTCAGTGACGGTGATCGACTTGAAACCACCGGAGTCGACGTCGGTCGAGTCGGCCTTCGTCGGGTTGAACACGGGCGCGTTGTCGACGCGGCCGGGGACCGTCAACCAGGTCGCGTTGTCGGTCGAGATGTCGACGCCGAGATTGCGTGCGAGCCTTCGGATGTTCGCCATTGCGGGTGCCTCCATTTGGGCGTTGCGAAACACCCACCAGGGATTGGCGGGCTAGGTGAAACAGCTGGGGGTTACGGCCGGGTGGCCGTGGCGGGGACCTGCACGTCGCAGGAGTAGTTGTCGGCGTACTCGAACCGCATGTTCGAGTCCTGACCCATCGGGATCGACGACACGCGCAGGAACTGCGCGACGGTCACCGTCCCGAACGTGACCGCCTGCTGCGACTGCAGCAGCGTGTAGATGCCGTCCCGCAGCGCCCACACGTCGTCGGGACGGTTCGGGAGGCCGCGGGTGCGGACCTGTACCCGGATCTGCGACCACGGGTTTCCTGCGTCGTCTGAGAGCGTGTAGTCGGTGAGCGTGACGCACCTGTCGGGCTCGGCGGGTGTGCGCGCCAACGCGAGACCAGTGTCACCGGACGCGTAGGCGGTGCCGGCCGGCAGCGGATACCGCACCAGCCCAGCGCCGGCCAGCAGCTGCCCGATGCCGTCGAGAAGGTCGAGGGTGATGCTCATCCGCCGAGCGCCCGCCGCACATGCTCGGCCATGATCCGCAGCGCCTCGTCTTTCTCAGTCACCAGCGGCTCCTCGAGGAACTTGGCCTGCCCGTCGTCGTGGTGAATCTCCATGTCCTCGTGCATGCGGGGCGCGATGAAGTCCCGGAACCCGATCTCGGCCGTCACGTCGTCTAGCACGCGCGCGTAGCCGGAGTCCCGCAGCGTCCCCGGCACTTCCTCCCGGTTGGCTCGTTGCACGTCGACCAGCAGCGGCGCCTTACCTTGGGCGACTTCGAGGACATGCTGCGCGGCCTCGTCCAAAGCATCCGTGGACACCTCGTCCACCTGACGGCGGATCGCGCCGAGGTTCAGCGAGTTCTTGACCGTCATCGACATCAGAGCAGCCCCACTTCGACGTGATCGGGCAGCCCGAGCGGGCCCGATGTGAGGTTGTTCAGCTTCACCACGACAGCCTTGCCGTCGCCCCCGAGATCGGCTGAGTTGACCCGCGACTGCACCGTGAACAGGCCGGCGTAGGTGGGGTGGCAGTAGAACATCGACCCGGCGGACGTCGCCGCGTCCCCGCTGCTGGACCGTTGCAGGTCCGACGTGGTGTCCAGGAACCCCGGCACCGGGACGCCAGTGGCGTACACCGGCCCGAGGCTGTTCTCACCCTGGTACGTCTCCACCGTGAGCGTGTGGACGTAGAACTCGTCAAGGTCGCTCATCGAGCCCTCGGCAGCCGGTACCGGTCGAGCACCATCTGCTCGACCAGGAGCAGTCCACCGTCGGCGACCGACTGCGCGTAGGCGATCGACGCCGAGCCGAGCCGCCTGGACGTGGCACCGGTCATCGCCGGTATCCGCCCGGACAGATGATCTAGCACAGCCTGCAGCTCGTCCGTTGGCCCGTTGTACCCGCCCGAGTAGGTCACCGCGATCGACTGCTGCAACCCCGGCCAGCTGCCGCAGTTGTTGCACGACTGCCAGGTGAGGATGCCGTCGTCGGACCAGCCGACGTCCATCATCCCCGGCCCGATCGTCGCCGTGTACGTCGACCCGTCACCGTTGGTCACCACGACCGACGTGACCGCTACGACGTTCAGCGAGGGCAGGAACGCCCACGCGGTGCCGTTGCCGTCGAGGAGGATGGTTTCGTTGGTGACGAGGACGGTTGGGTCCCAGCCGCAGTAGGCGACCATGACCGCCTGCGCGAGCGGGTCCGTGGCCATCAGCTGCTACTCGGCAGCCTTGGTCTCGACGTCAACCTCGGACGCCTTCGCGCTCGGGGTCACCGGGGCCGGCACAACCTTCGTTTCGACCTCGCCGCGGCTCTTGCCGGTGATCGCCTCGTAGTCGTCGCAGTACACGATCTCTGGCTCTGCCATGTCCTTCTCCTCGTTCGACGATGCAGTGGCGGAACCGGTGAGGCGGAGCGGGGGAAGCCCCGCCTCACCGGCCGTCAGATCACGCCCAGGTGATCGTGACCTTGCCGAACCCACCCGGCCGGTACACGGCCAGAGCGGCGCGGCTGATCGCACGCACCTTTAGCAGGTTGTCCTGGAAGTCCGTGCCGTCGGAGTTCGTCATCTCCACGACGACGCCCTGCCGGCGGAACAACTGACCGCACTCCCGGTAGCCGCCGACGAGGGCGACACCTGACGTGATGCGCGGCGAGAGCACGACCCGCAGGCCCCACAGGGCTGCGACGTTGCTGTACCCGCCGTTGCCGTAGGCGCCAGTGAACGGGCCGCCAGCGTAGTAGACGTTGTTGCTGTCCTTCGCCAACTGGATGTACTGCCAGTCGGTCGGGTTCATCACGACGGCGTCGGGCTCGACGAACGCGGTCGTGCGGATCGCGGTCCGCTGCTGGAAGATGGCCTCGGCCAGCTTCATCGGCGCCGCGAGGGTGCCGGTGGTGCCGGCCGAGATCGCCGTCGCCAGGCCGGACCGCCCGAGGACGCCCGCCAGCGCCGGGTAACCGGAGCCGTTGAGGGTCTCGTTCTCCTCTTCGCGGCCGAGCTGCGCGATCAGCCGGTTGGTGAGGAACGACTCGGTCTGGGCCGAGTCCTCCAGCATTTCTCCGGTCAGCGAGAAGTAGGCACCGATGGAGCCGACCTGCTCGTTGACGCGGGCGAACGTCGCGTCAGACTGCGCGAGCGCCGCCTTCTCCGCGCGCGCCGCTGCGCCCTGCGTTTCGGTCGCTTCCTTCACGTAGGAGACGATCGGCGAGGTGGTGGCACCCTGCGCGAACAGTTCACCGACCGACAGCTGCGCGAACCGGATGTCGACGACGCCCGGCAGGTAGTCCGGCAGCGCCAGCACGCCACCAGCGCCAGCGAGCTGACCGTTGGTGATCGTCGTGCCTTCATCGACGGTCGCAGCGACCTTGGTGCCGATCTCGCTGGTGAACGAGAACCGCGACCTGCCGCCGCCCTTGACCTGCGCCTGCGCATTCTTGAACGCTTCCGACTCAATGACCTGCCGGCCGACGGTCTTCGCGCCGACGTCGACCCTCTCGACCGTCCGCGCATCCTCGGACGACTCGCCGGCCCCGGCGAGCATCTTCGCCTTCACGTGCAGGGAGACCTCGTCGGACGCCTTCTTCAGGTCGGTCTCGATGGTCTCCATCTCGGTCAGCTTGTCGCTGACCGACTTCGTTTCGTCTGCGTAGACCTCAGCGGCCTTGACCGCGAGCTTGCGCATGGTCTCCTTGGCGGATGCCTCGGACATGGGATGCCTCCTCATTTGGGCATGCCGAATAGCCCGCGTGGTTGGCGCGGGCTACGTGCGGGGTTGGGGTGGGGCGGTGCGGCTAGACGGCCGCGGGGGCGGCGAGCACGCTCAACGCCCGGTACTTCAACGCGAGGACATCCGCGTCGACCTGCTTCGCCGCATCGCCCGCATCAGCGGGGGCGGCGTCACCGGCGGCGGCGTCCTCGTCAGGGTTGTCGACGCCCATCGCGTCGAGAAGTTCGTCCACGGAGATCGCGGCTGCGGCGATGAGCCCTAGGGCCTGCTGCACCGGTTCCGGGAGGGTGGACTGGTCCACGGACTTGAGCAGCTGCGTGGCCTCGTCGAGAGCGGCGTCGACAGCCTGCGCGATCTCGGCGGGCGTGTGGTCCTGGTCGCCGGCCTGCTTCGTCTCTGCTGCGCCGGCGGCCTTCATCGACCCGTCGGAACCCCAGTTGTCCGGGATCTCGCTGGATGCGTCGAGCGCCTTCGCGCGGCGGATGATGTAGGCGCGGATCGCGTCGTGGTCAGAGCCGCTACGGCCAACCGCATGGATCGCGTTGGCGAGGTCCTCGCGGTCGGCGATCGGGTACGACGGCTCGCCCTGGCCGTTCTTGTACGCCTCGCCGTTGGCGAGCATCGTGCGGAGCTGATCCGCCGTGTATTTCGCTTTGATGGTCAGGCCCTTGCCGCCGAGTACGCCTTCCTCGGCTCCGGTGTCGTCCACGGGGCCGGCGCCGAGCGCCAGCGCGTGATCGTAGATCGCCTGAATATGCACCTGATCCGCCGTCGAGTTCCGCGCCCCCGACTTCGCCGACAGCACCACCGCGTCACGGTTCGACGGGATCGCCACGAACGCGCCGTTCAGCAGCTCCCGCACCGTGCGGGCCTTCCCGTCCTTGGTGACCTTCTCCGACATGAACGCGACCGACACCGTGCGGATATGGCCTTCCTTGACGAGCGTCCGGGCCTCCTGCGCGCGGGGCAGGCTCGAGTAGGTGCCACGGACGACGATGTTGCCGTTCTCCATCGTGGGCACACCCGACCCGACAGTCGAGGCCACGCTCATGCCGTGGTCGGTGTCGAACGTGATGTGCCCGGGGAGCGGCTGCTTCCAGTCCTCGGACGCGAGCTCGTCACCGTCGCGGTCCTTGCTCGGGGTGGACAGCACAACCTCGAACGAGCCGGGGAACTCCTCGTCCGTGTTCGTGATCGTCGCGTCCTTGCGGGTGACGTTCATGCCTGCTCCTCGCTGTCGGTCTGCGACCACTGGCCGCGCCGCTGCCTGCGCCGGCGGGCTGAACGCTGCGCCACTGGCGACTGCTCATCTGCCTGCCGGTCGGACCTGCTGGCGGACTGCTCAACCTCGGTGACGTCCTGCTCCTCAGCCGGTGTGGCGGGGATCGGATTCGCCGGCGTACCGGCCGTGACACGGATCTGCTCCGCCGGGGCGCCGAGTTCCTGGATCGCGCTGTTCGCGTACAGGCGGTCGGCGACCGGTCCGGCGTCGTCGAGGTCGAATAGGGGCCGCGCCTCGGACGGCTTCATGATGCCGTTGGACGTCAACTCCGTGACCGCCTTCGCGCGGGTCTCGAAGTCGCCGCGCAGCACCTCGTCGAGCGCGAACCTGCCTTCCGTGGGGCCGGACGACGAG